GGCGATGCGGGCCGGCAATTTGGTGGAGAGTCTCGGGAGTCACTCGGACCTGCATCTGCTGGTGCTGGCCGTGGGCGGTGTCGAGGGGCGTCAGCTTTGTCCCGAACTTGCGCCATTCGTGACGGCCTGGACCGAATTGCCTTATGGCGACATGCTCGGAAGATCAAAAAGATTGTCACGAACCTGTAAGTAATCTTTCTCAGTCTTCTCACCCACATGCTTTTGAATTTCAGTTTTTTTTCTTTCAAAAACTTTTGGTATTGATTCAACATCCTCTGGCAGATCAAGAGCGTTTTTTAAATTTTTATTGTGTGATTCCATCGGTTTGATAATTCTCTATAGTAATAACATAAGGTGCTGTTGCCCCAACTTCAAGTCCGAGTCCTGATGTAATGCCAGTCGTAAGTCCAACAGTGATCTTTTCAAGTATCGAGTGTGTGGTACCAGATGCGGTTGTAAACTCATCTTTAAACTCGTTGATATCAACAATCGCAGTTCGAATGACCTCAGATTTCTTAGCGGGGCCAGCAAGGAATACTTTCGCAGAAAACGAGAGAGATATGGTAATCAGTCTATCTTCTTCAAAACCACCCTCATAGTTATCTTCGAATGTGACACCAGTAAGTGTAATTGGTAAATCAGTTTTTTCGTCAAGACCATCTAAAGAGTTAAACGTCAAAGTAAACTCTGGTGAGAAGAAAGGTAGTATTTGTTCAAGTATCTGCAAGCCATCATCAATATTGTTTGCAGCGATGTATAAATTAAATTCAACATCGTAAGGCACTCTCTCATGGCGAAAGTTCATTTGCGTGTTGCTATCGTAAGATACACGTTTTTGAAGAGTGTTCAGTTTTCTAAGAGGATCGTAAGTCATTGAACTGACTTCAAAACCCATTCGGGGCAAAGAAAACTTTAATTGGCCTGTAGTTGGTCGAAGTTTTTGTATAAACTTTTGTTTTGCAGCATACGCTAGAGGTATCTTGAATCTTTCTTTTTCTGTGCCATCAGTGTTAAATCTTTTTATGTAGATATCGTTGAACAGAGTACCAAAACCGGCAACTGCTTTTCGTATAGTGCTATGATAAAAGGCTTGTGATTGTCCAAACATTAGAATGTTCCAAACGGATTAGTATCTGTAAAGTCTACAAAACTATCCGCATACTCCTCAATAAACTGGTTGTCTGCATCTGATGTAATTGCGTTGCCTGCTCCTGTAACCTCTAGACTTCTTACGATACCCGTAATACCTCTGAAAGATGTATTGTCTACAGTTGCCACGTGGAACATGCTCGCACCGCTGAGTCCTGCTTTCCAAAGACCCTTAGTATCTATAAGAGTGAGTTCTGTTGTTGTGGCTCCAGTGCCTAGAACAGAGAAGATTTCTGCTTGTGCTGAGTCTGTGCTTGTAGCACCAGTGGCACCGCCTGCAGGAAACTGATAAACAATTTGACCTTTTTCGAAACCTACGTTGTTGCCTGTTGTTGAGTCTAGAAGAAGTGTAAGATTGAATTGCTCTTCGTTAATGATGTCATCAATTTCATCAAGGCCAGTATCGAAGTCTTCTTGACTTGGTGTAAACAATTCGCACGATATTTCAAAGACATAGTTTTGACCAAACTGATAGAAAGGTACTTCATCCTCGACAAACTTAATCTCAAAAATTCCATCGTTGAAAGGAAAGAAAATGAGATCACCCTCTTGTGGTTTGTCTCTACCTGTTTCTTGATTAAACCTGTACTTTGATAGTATGAGTTTTACTGTGTCTCGAACCTCTAACCCAAACTTTGATATGAAGTCTCCATCACCTTCAAAACCATCAACACTTGAAACATATAACTCAAGAGGAAACGCATCGTTAAATTGTGATACTAGGTCTTCACCAAAGATGGTATCAATGTCAACAAATGTTCTTGGCATGTAGAAACAATCCACACCACCATATTTAATCATCTCTGCGACAATATCTTCAATTAGGCGTTGTTCATCTGAGTTATTAAAATGATTAAAAAAGTGATTGGTGCCCATGTTAACCCACTATAAAATCTGGAGGTAGTTCAAATCTTAGTTCTGCTTCTTCTTGAATTTTTTCTAGTTCTTGAACCGCATCATCATACAATGCTCGACCATTAATTGAAACACCACCAGGCAACTGAACACCCTCAAACTTAATTAAATTTTGACCCCATTGTTTTTTAATACTGGCTGTGAGATAATCTTTGAGTAGTCTTTGTTTAAAAATTTCTGTGTATGTTGAAGGATCTAATATTCTATATGCCTCGATAACAATGTAATCTCCTGCTGAGAAATTTTCATCCATATCTGTATCGATGTGAAGCCTATTTGTCACCGTATGATATCTGATTCTTTTATCTGGTTGCAACATGTCTTGCACAAGATTCATATATTGCTGATACATTGAGTAATGAATAAGATCGAGTCTACCAATGGTGTATAAATCATTCAATGCAAGTTGATAACGAATATCAAACATGTTGATGGTACGACCAGGTATGCTGAATATTCTAGACACACTTACAATTAGATTTGAGGCATCAATACCACCATCAGCGGTAAGATCAATATAGCCATTAGTGATATCGTCTGCGGTTAGTTCGTGTTTTAGATACACCAATTCAACACCGTCATAGTGATACTCTGCAAAATACTGTAAAGCATCGTCGGTGCGATCTTGTAATTGATCATCGTCAACGTTAATCTCAACAACAGGTTTGCCGAGCCTTCTTAAACAATATTCAATTAGTTCTTGTCTGCTTGTTGGTTCTGCCATTTACTTTTCTTCTTCTCTTCTTCTTTGTTGTTTGATCTTTTGGGTAATCAGACTTAATTTTTTCACGAAGTATTTGAAGTTGTTTGATGTGTGAATCATCAAGATTCTTTTTTTCAACTACATGTTCCCATAAAGCAACGACTAACTCTTCTACTTTTGGATATTCAGATCTTCTTTTTTTAGTGTACTCAAGTCTTTTTTCTTTTTCTCGTTGTACAAGTTTTTCAGTATCCGCAGTATCTTCATCTTCGATTCGTTGAAGATTTAAAAACTCATCAAGTCTTGAGATATATCTGTCTCCTTCGGCCCATTGTTTTCCAACCACAAAGGTTTCTGTGCCATCACTCCATGAATGCATCTGACCAGGAATATACGTTATTGATGTCGCTTTCGTTGGTCTTTGGTAATCTGGTTCGAGATGTAAAAATATATCAAAATCAATGACTTGATCATTAATTACAATCTTGTTTTCTAAATGTTTGAAAAATATCATACATTAATATCTCCTGCTTCAAAGGATGAACTCGTAGAGTCTGCTGAAATACCACCAGAGCCTGTTGAGCCACTAAAATCTAAAAGTGAATGTGCTTTCAGGAAGTAATCAGTATCATTAAACGCATTTGTAAATCCTTGAGCAGACGCTCCTCTAATCGATCCCTCGTGACGGTGAGAGATGTGCGAGTTTATTGCTTTGAATCCTGCAAAGAATTGTGATGTGCTTGTGCCAGATGTTGGACCATTGAAAAGGGCAGCACCACCTTCAACAAAAAGTTTACTGTCAAGTGTTGCTTTGAACCCGTCTTGTTCATTAAGTGCAGAGATGGCACTCAATGAAATATTACCAAGTCTTGTTGCTGCAACACCAACTCTATTACCAACAGCGAACGAAAGTGCGTCAGATGCAGATGCAGTTAAACTAACACCTTCATTGTCAAACGGTTCTCTGTCTGTGATCAGTCCATTTGTGTCAGATAAGAAACCTGAACCACAACCGTTAACAACAGCACCCCGAACCTTTACAGTCGAATTGTTTGTTGATAGAACACCTGCGTTCGTGCAGCCAGAGATAAAGGTGTTAAGTGCATTAACAACACCACCATTATCTGCTGCGATACCATACTTGAATCCAACAACACCAACGTTTTCGCCTAGTGCAATAGTTCCTGAATCACTCGCATACAAACCATAACGAAGTTCATCTGTTTGACCTGAAGAGTTTGTTCCTGTTCCACCTTCAATAACAACGTCACTTAAACTTAGAACAGAGCCATTCTTAACAAACACACCAGACTCATTGCCAGAGAAGCCTGCAAATCTAAACACTGTTCGAATATTTTTGACTTCGGGTGAACCAGTGATGTTAATTGTCGCCGTGTTGCTACTACCAATAGTTTGTTGACCGATAACGGTAGATGATGCAGAGGTAAACTTGTCAGAGAATATACTATTCACGTTTAAGGTAACTTTATCGTTTGCTACATCAATCGAGTGAATCTTGTGTAGACCTGCAAGAGACAGTCTTTCAGCATTTTTTACTTCGCTAGTTGTAGTAAGACCAGTGGCTGAAATATCACCAATGGCAAGGTATGTGTCGTGAGTCATACCAGAAACACTGTTCAATTCAAGTGTTAAGAAGTAAGAGCCGTCATTTCCTGTGATGGTTGCTGGGCCAGTGATTGATCTTGTGTAGGTTTCTGCACCTTGCACATGATACAAGAATGATCTCATTGGGTTAATCGTAACTGGTCTATCGAATGTAAATCCACCATCTGCAAAATTAAGAACGTGATTAGCGTTCATGTCAGCGATTTCATCCTTCTTCGCTTCGTAATAAGCATCAAACTCCAACGCTCTGTTTGGATCAGAGCCGTTGATTTTGTTGGTACGACCAGCGGCATTTGTAATACCAGGCTCTAACATAAACGTAGTCTGGAAAACATCTGTATTAGACTGTGCTGTTGCGGAAGCAGAAGCGACGTTCGCACCCTTTAGACCAATAGAGGGACCTGTAGCGGCCGTAGTAAAGAAGAAGTCTTTCGCAATTTTTGTAGGTGACAGTGTTGCTTCAAGTGCAGAAATTTGTGTTAGTTCTGCTGAAGATGGTACAAGTTTAGTATTAAAATCTGATTGATTTAAAATTCTGCTACCAAGAGTTTCTCGACCAGAAGCAACCTTAAACTCACCTGTTGCGCCTGTCGGTCCAGCGGGACCAGTTTCACCTGTCGCTCCTGTTGAACCAGTTGAACCAGTTGATCCTGTGACACCTGTAACGCCGGTCGCACCTGTTGCACCTGTTGTTCCTGTGGCACCCGTAGTGCCTGTGGAGCCTGTCGGCCCGCCAGGACCTGTTGCACCAGTTACACCAGTATCACCAATTTCTACTGTCTTGCCAGTTTGTCTTCTATGGCGAATGATGTAATCAACTGCTAAGAATGGTGTCTGTGTAGAGAATGGTAGTCCACTACCTGTGCTGCCGATTGAGAACGCAGACGAACTGATATCACTATCAAAGATAAATCCACCCGTAGATGAACCAGAAGAATCTTCTTTATTGATTGAGTGTGCGTGAGCAGGAAGTTGATTGTTTGTGAGAGTTGTCGTTTCACTGCCACCAAGTGTACCAGAGTTCCGACTTGTGAGATTCTCACCTTGTTGTGCGCCAAGAATAGATCTTGAACGAAGATCAGGAATAATAAACTTATTGCCTGCGTGTGTTAGGGAGAAGTCTGGGCCTGATCCAGTCAAAGCATCGCCAGCAGCAATGCTTGTTATACCAAGAGCATAAATTTCTAGTGTGTCGTTGGCACTGTAACTAAACGATGTGCCGCCTGAAATACCTTCTAGATATTGAAGAGTTACAACTTCAGAGTCAAAAGATGCGCCTGTAACACCAACAATAGAAAACTGATTCGTGCCATGAACAACATAAAATTTATCACCATTTTCGAGTGAGTGATTTTTTGTTTGACCAATATTGAATGGTGATCCGAAGTTTTCACCTACGCTACCAGGAAATTTAACACTGGCAGTGAGAGAGCCAGTAGCGTTGCCTGTAAAACTACCAGAAATAAAGTATTTGTCTTTGATAATGGGAAATAGTTGGCTGAATTCTTTTGTTTGTGAACCAATACCCATTGGCACAGCATCGCCGTAGCAAAGAAGGTAGTTGCCTGGCTTCTTTCTTGGGTTACCTGCAAACGGCATGATAGTGCCAACAGGTGTCACAAGAGAAGCAGATTCGTTTCTTACGTTGCCAAGGGTATTAACAACAATACCTTTGTTTTCAGCATTTGCGATAATGACTGGCTTGAAAACTTTAGTTTCGTCTGTAGGCTCTGTCTCTGTGATTTTACCAGATGTGCTAGACGTATCTAGATAGTATGTGTTGCCCGCTGTGATAGCGAATCCTGATGCGTTTGTGAAGTCAATATTACCTTGAAGAACAAGAGTAAAGTCATCTACATTTGCTGATTCGATTACGCCAGCAATAAAACTATTTTCTGATACACCGTCGTACTTGGGGTGTGTATAACCATCACTCTCGTATACAACGACATCACCCGCGACAAACGGGTGACCTTCTTGTCGTATCGTTGTTTTTAGAGATGAAGCGTTGGCGCTTGGTGTACCAACAAACCCTATGCTACTGTTTCCCATACTGGCACCTTTTCAGTTATCTCCAGTATTTATACGATTACCTCGTCTTCAAGGCCTCGATAGAGTGTTCAAGGTTTGCATTGACTCTTTCTTTGTAATCCTCTGGAATTCTGTTTTCACGAAGAAGTTGCAAGCAAGAGTCACGACATTCGCGGTAGCGACCAGTCCAATAACAAGCAATGGCATACTCGTCAAGCATCATAAAGTCATAAACAGATTTTGTAACAAACAACGCACCGTCGGGGAAAGAAAGACGAATACCGTGGTTAGCAAATGACCATGCTTGGTCAAAACGACACTTCAAGCGGGCATAGCGAGCAGCAGCCCAAAGAGCCTCTACACGCCAAGGGTTTTGTTGAAATGCTCGCATGTAGGCCTCAATCACATCATCAACTGAAAAGCCTTTTTCTTTTTGTAGAATTTCTTTCATGCGTGCAATTTGAAAGAATGAGTA